ACACCCTTCTGACCAAAGCGGATAGTTTTAATCTTATCCCCTTCCTTGGCTACAACAACATGTGATTTACTTCCATGATTAGGAGTAGCCTTAGGTTTGTTGTAACCTGATACACCTGCTCGTTCTAGTCGTGGATCTTTCTTAGCCATTGCTTACCTTCCTCTTGGGTCTAGTAAAGTACTATGATCTCTACCCATATACTTCATTTCATTTTCAAGGATAGCTACACGCTGTTGTAAGGATGTGACTTTAGAAATGGTACGAGCTAGGCTTGCATTCTCATCCCATATATCATCTGTCTCGTCCCACAAATGCTCTATCTCTGATTCGTTGTGCTGAACATCACGTTTAAGATTGACGTTATCCTCAATAGCCATCTTAGAACCTAGCTGACTAACTGTTTCCTCAAGGTTGGAAATGGTAGCCGCTTGTTGGGACACCCACCACACACCAGCCGCAAGCTGTGCTGCCATTGCCATCACAAGGGCGATAGGAAGTTTAAGATTTTCCATTAGAGGATTTCCTTTCCCAAATGTAGAGCAGAGTTGCAGCACCTACTCCTGTACAAAGAGCCTCCATCCACTCAGGTCCAAAGTGGGTAGGGTGTACGAGAAGGTCTGCCGCCATTGTTAAGGCACCTGTAAGCCAAGCCGCAAGCATAGTTGTTTTAGGATCTTTGCCAGTGAGAGCTACGAGAGCATAGGCCAAGCCAGTGAGTGCACCTGTCTTAGAAGCGGTTATAGCATGGCTAAACGACAGTACAGTTAAATCTCCCTGTACCATACAAAGCATACAAGCTGTCCAAGCCATTGTAAACTTTTGATAAAACTCTTCAAGTGCTCTATACATTACTTTTTCCGAGTGTCTTCCATCATCACACGAATAGACTTTATATTCTCATCCATACGGCCTAAAGTTACAGCCTGAGACTGGATGATAGTTGTCAAGGTATTGAGTCGAGCCTCATGTTTACCAATGTCACGAGAATTAAGATCTATAGCACTAGCTAGGCTTGACACATACCACACCAATGCACCTGTCTGGAACAGGATACCCACAAGAAATGAGATTGATACACTTTTGTCTTTCATTTTACTTAGCAAACCCCGCACCGAAATATAGTCCAACGATAGCTGACACAATGTGAGTGTCCAGCGGTGTGATGACGAACCCTTGGGCAGACTGCCATACAATCTGCTTGTCAGGTCCAAACAGGAAGTTCCAGAAACCACCTTGTACTTCTGTGTACCCTACAAACACGGGTACTTCTGGATACCACACAGCTACGAGCTTAGGTAGTACGATGATTGACGTTACAGCTGAGAGTGCTATGATCCTTCGTGTCCATGCGAAGTGTTTGTCTTTTGATCCGTACTCTCTAGCTGTGTTAGTTGCTCCTATGAGCATTGCTTGTTGTTCAGCCTTGTTCTTGTTTGACTGCCCCCATATGGACATGACACCACCAAGAATGGTAGAGAATAGCATTGTGATTAGTTCTAAAGGAAGTCCAAACATTATTTAAACCTAGCTCTTTTTATAAGATTTATGACACGAGGTGCTCTTCTTTTTACATCGTTAAACCATGCAGAGTCTTCTAACTCTAACGCAGCCGTTTCTAGGTCTTTATTCTTCAATGCCGCAAAGAACTTAGGCCATTTCTTTTCATTGAATCTGCTACCACCCATGTTAAAAGACCNNTCGTTATACATAGGTAAGCTCTGCGCTTCCTTTTTGTGTTTAGCGTAGTCTTTTGCAAATAGATCATCAACCTCTTGGTCTGATAGAGTTTTTGGAGTACCGTCTGCGTTCTTAAACTCTTGGGGTAGGCTTTTTCCTATCAGGTGCCCTACACCCACGGTCCATAGACCTTTTGTGTCTCTATAGGGAGTATTTCTACGCCCTTCATTAAGTTCTACAAACGCCATGACGCCATCATCAAAGTCCATAGATTCTTGTTCAAGAGCCTCTGGCCTAGCTTGTGGCCTCATAGG